CACTCCAGCGGCTGCTGTAAGGGAGGCGTTGTATCCGCCAACTAGTCCTTGTTCTGTAGCGCCAAGAAGTCTATTTTGTGAGCTTTGAAAGTTAAAGTTGTTGCCTTGAACGCTTCCCTTTACCCCCATAGTGTTTAAAACATTGCCGGCATTTTTCATTTGACCAGAAGTTAAAGGTTTTTTATTTTTAATTCTAAGCATAAGCATGCTTGTGTACAGTTGGAATACTTCTTGACTTCCACCTGCTGCGGCCATAATTGTCTGATACTCAATACTGCCTGGGGAGAACATTGCCTCTGGGTGTGGAGGGTTTGATCCACGCCACAAACGGGCGTAAAGATCGTTTACAACTTCGTTTGGTTTTCTAACGTTTCCTTGAGGGTCTCTAAGACGGATACCTAATCTAAGTAGGTTCATTCCGTTTTGACTTGCGTATGCCCCTGCAGCGCCCTCGTTTGACATACCTGAGGCCGCGCTCATGCCGCCTACTTGACCCATGATGTTTCTAGTGCTTAAAGAATTTACCCCGTAACCACCTTGAGAAAGTACTTGGCCCATAGCCATAGTAGGTCCCATAGCGCTGGTCATGTTTCCACGACCAACCATAGAGTTGGCAGAGGTTATCGTTCCACGAGCTCCTCGAGAGCCCGTGGAGTACATTGCAATTTGTTCTGCAGCTAGACGTTGAGATACTGCAGTCATGGTACTTGGCATGATGCCCATACCTGCTGCACCAATAGCCATAGCACCCATGCCAAGCATTTGGCCACGACTCATGCCGCCACCATATGTGCCTTGAGATAGAGAATAGGCTCCAGGGCCCATTTCTCCTAGACCAAGACTGCTTGAACTCTTACCGCTTTGCGCTTTAGTTGTCTTATCAACGGTCTTGTATATCTTGTCGTAAAGTTTTTCTAAAGCGGTGGCTTTTTTGACAGCGTCGTCTAACCCTTTGCCCATAGCACTGTTAATTCCTTCAATAGCTTTTTTACCCGCTACTGCAAAAGAATCTAACCCTATGTTGCCTTTAGGATCGCGCTCTGCCACTTGTTAATTCACCACCTTAGGTCTTGTTGCTGCTTTCGATAAGAACACTAGACGCTCTCTTACCGATAAATTTCGTAACTCTGTTAAAGACCAACCCGGGTAATACTGGGTTAGGACATCGTAGGAGTCAATGAGCATTTGGTAGCTTGTTTCATGAACGAAACAAGTCTGCCAGTGTTAATGGCAGTTCTACCTCCTGGCCACACGTACCGCAGGCCTTCTTTACTTCACTGAGCAATGGGCCGGGATTGCGATTAGCAATCTCTTCTAGGATTGTTCTACGGTCTTTTATACCAAGGTTACGAATTTGAGCCTGACCCAATACTGGGACATCGTTAATTTCTAATACACAGCTGCTCAATAGAAGCGTGTCAAGTTCCGCAGAGTTTTTATTTGGGGCATTGACTAGCTTATTTTGAACATCGCCTGTAGGTAGAGCTACCTTTACTTTACCAACTTTAAGATCTAGAGTGAATCTACGATCTGTAATGCGGTCATCTAAGGTCTTAATAGTTACGTCTTTTGTTAAGTCAATAACAAAATGTTGTAAATCTGGGGCATCGCAGTTACCGCAAACCGCATCTAGCTCAATTTCGTTACCAAAGGTAACTCGTCTAATAGCTAGTAGTAGGGTTTCTCGGTCACCTGCAAGAAGCATGTTTAGTGTTTCTTTATCTGCTGGCTTTCCACCAATAGACACTGTTGCTTTTTCAAGAATAGTCATTAGCGCTTTTCCTGGTTCTGAAATACGAACAATAGCTTCCTCATCTGCTCCGGTTAGTTCTCTAACTTCAGCAGTAGTTACTAGTGCGTCTTCAATTGGGTCGTAAAACCCTGCAGGTAGCTCAATGTTTGTGTCGGGAAGCGACGGAATCGTGATCGTTGGAACTGATCCCGCCGCCTCTTCGACAACAATTTCTGATAAAGTTTCTGCGATTTTATTTGCCAACGCAGGGTTTTGTGCTGCGTTTATTGTAGTTGTGCTCATGTTGTATGCCTTCTGTTAGTTATTACTGGTTAGTGTTTTGTGAAGCCTGGATAGTACCAAAGGTAGTAGCTGAAGCTGTGTAGTCAGTTGCATATGTTGCATCCCAACCTTCGTGTACTACAGTCATTTCTTCAACCATCAGGCTGTTGCCGCCGGCATCCAATCCACTGTATGAAAGGTTAGTGATCCACGCATTGTAGATACGGAAACGTAGGGCTACGTGTGGGTCAGCCGCTGTACCAGCCTTAGTACCCGCTGGTGCTTCTACGGTAAGTCCTGAAGCATTTGGGTGGCTTAGAACCTTGATATCAATATCGCAACGGAAATCTGCACCAACACCTGCAGTTGCACCTGAGCTGATCACTGAGAACAGACGACGCATCCACTGGTAGTTTTGTGAGTTTTCTAGCATCACACCGCGGCTAAATGTAACCGGGCTGAATGAAGTTTGACCAGGAAGCTGGTGGACAGTTGTGTTGTAACCACCTTCGCGGTACTGAATTGCTTCTGTTGCAACAGTTAAACCTGAAACAGAAGTGAAGCCCATCTTGGCATCAAAATTCCAAGCTGGGGTTGCTGTTCCGGAAGGAGGTAAGAATTCTACCAAAAACCGAAAGTTACGGACTGGATCCGTAGCTAACGTAGATAATACGTTAGTAAATGCATTAGCCATTTTTTGTTATCTCCTTACGCCGAAGCGCTTCCGGTGATCTGCCCGATGCTGATCACAATGAATTCTGCTGGGTATTCTACGGCTACACCAATTTCAATGTTTACTCTTCCACTGAGAATTTGTGCTGGGCTGTTGTTTGAAGCGTCACAGCGTACGTAGAATGCCTGTGCTGGTGTAGATCCTCGCAAACCACCTTGTGACCAATAGTCACGAAGGAAGTTTCCTATAGCCGTACGAATCTGATTCCAGAGACGTTCGCTATTGTTCTCAAAGACTGCAAAAGCACTGCGATCAGTAACTTCTTTCTTTAAGAAGATCATTGAACGACGAACGTTAATATAGCGCTCACCGGGTGTGTTATTGAGTGTACGACCACCCATGATTACAATGCCTGCTCCAGGAACGTTACGAATAGCGTTTACTGGTGCTGGGGCAACGTTTAAGCTGTCAAGTTCTGCGTTAGTTAGAGAACGCTCAAGTGCAACAGCGTTTGCAACTTTTGTACCAAAACCTGCTGGGGTCTTAAATACTCCACGAGTAGCATCAGTTTCTAGGTACTTACCCATAGCTGCTGGTCCTGGTGGAAGAATGCGTGTCGCTGCTGAAGCTGCGCTGAGTGAGTCTGGAATTACAATCCATGGATAGTAAGTAGCTACGTTTCCACCGTCTCCAGATGCCGCAAAAGCTGTCTTTACGTCTGTTGCATAAGTGATTGCTTCAGCTGCAGTCAATCCTGCTGGAGGATCAACAATTGCAAATGCGTCACCACGAGCTTCAGCGTAACCAGCTACGTCTCCTTGAAGGAGAACTGCTGCTGCACGGTCTGCTGTTAGGCCACCTGATGCAAAAGCGTATGCTGCGTCTGCGTTGTTAACTAGTAATGGGCTAGTAATAACATCAAATGTAGCAAGTGCAGTTTGATAGTTAGTGCGTGAAGGGGTTGATCCATCAGCTCCGCTTGCAAAGCTTGCTGCGCTTACAATTGCAGGTTGGTTGTTTGGTGCAGCTGTTCCAGAGTTTAAGCTGGTTACTGTAATAAAGCTTGAGCTTGAGTTTACGTAAGAAACTACGTAACGAGAGCTTGTGCTAGACATGCTTAGATCAGAGAATTGTTCAACAACGCCTGAAGCATCAGAGATGATCAAGTTAAATGTTGTTGTAGAGGCGCTTGTAATTTCCGCCTTTAGCGAGTTACCCCAGGTTCCTGGGTTAGACGCTGTTAGTGTTAATGTAGATACTGGTGTAGCTGCGCGGTCAGCAAGTGTGACTGATGCAGCAGCAGCTGAAGTACCTACAACACGCTTTACGTATACTTGACGTCCGCCATTAGCGAAGAAAGTATATAGAGCCCATGTTGCTGGGAATGAATCTGATAGTCCACCAAAAGTCTTTCCAAATTCGTACCAGCTTGTAACTAGTACTGGTGAGGTGGTTGGACCTTTTGCAAACCTACCGACAAAGGCACCACGAGACGTGCCGTTATTAGCAGATTCAATTGATTGAGGCAGGGCGACTTCATTAATGAAGACTCCTGGCCGGCTATATGTAGCCATCCGTTTTACTCCTTAGGGTTAGTTGGTTTTCTTAGGGGCGCCGTATGTTATGGGGTTAGTGTTACGAAATCGGTAGACTGGCTATTGAGCGAGACGTTAGTAGATGTTACTGCGATGTACTGTTCAAGAACTGTAGGCAAGACTTCAGCGCTAATTCTAATGGTGTAAGCATTAGAAAATACACGTTTTCCATCTCCGTCTGTAGTATCTTTTTTTGCAAAACCCAGAAAATCCATACGGCGAACCGTCTTATCTTCTGGAATAACAATTAGGCCATTACGTAAAGGTATACGTTGGCCGGTTAGCATTTCTCCAATAATTTGACGATCATGCCTTGGTTGACGTGCCCAAGTTGTAATTTGGTAGTCAAGGTAGACCGGAATTGGAAACTCAGTAATATATTGTTTATCTGTTGCAACTCCTTCTGGAAAATACGGCATTTGTATTTCTCCACGATGAGCTCTTGTAAAATCTTCGTTGTAACCTAAAAAGTCAATTGTGATGTACGGATAGGACTGAGCACGAATTTCAAGGTCGGGCTGTCCAAACCATACCCCTACTGGTCTAGTAGCGTTTCCACTGTCAGACACTGTGATGCCTTGGAGCATTGTTTTTACGGCTTTATCTTCATTAAGAATAATAGGCATTAGAGGATCGCCCCCAAAATTCCTGCAGCGTACGGGGAGTCATCAATAGAGTCTAAGAATCTACGTAGTACGTTTCCAGGTTGAGCAGATTGAGTTCCGTACTCTAAATCGTTAACTTGTGAGGTTAGGTACGGAGGGTAATAGACGGTGTATTCATCACCATCATTTTGAATAGAAAGATTGTTTACTACTCCTGCTGGCCATCCAGCGGCAAAGCAATAGTCGCGCAAAGCTTTGGTAGTTACGGCAGAATCGAGCCGAGCACCTTCTGTAATGGAGTTCTTTAGTCGCTCTGATAATCTCATTTACGGCCCACGACTGCTTTAGAGATTAGACTTCCTGCAATCCAGCCAGCTACCATTGAGCCAGCATGAAATTTGTCTAGACCTAAAACACCGCGGACGAATTGCTCTTTATCGGCTTCAGTTTCAGCACGAGCCATTCTATCAAGTAGATAAATCATTAAAAACCTCCAAAGGGAGAAGTGCGGGGGTCAAGCTGCAGGGTTCCGGATTGCTCCGGCGTCAAAAACAAGAATAAACGAAAAAGCCCCCTTTCGGGGGCTAAGTCGTTATTTCTTTTTCTTTGCCTTACATTCCTTGCACTTGCCACAAGTACAGGCTTTGCCTTTAACCTTCTTGGCTAGCTTGGCATCGTTCTTTTCGTCCTGCTTTTCAAACTTCTTCTTTTGAGCCGGGGTCATGCCCTTTTCAAACTTCTTGTCAT